CAATCTTGCAAAGTGCTGACAAACTGGAGCGCAAAGAATATGGCACAGTTGAAGGCATCATCAAAGCGGCAACTGAAATTGGACTTGCCAAAGACTTTGGTACAAACTATTGGGATGATCCTGCAGGACGCATACAAAGCATCAAAGACAACAGAGGACAAAACAGTACAGGCTGGCTAACGTTTGATAGAGTGTTGTATGGAGGATTCAATCCAGGTGAACTAAACATCTTTGCAGGTGGTAGTGGTAGTGGTAAAAGTTTGTTCATGCAAAACATGGCATTGAACTGGGCATTGATGGGCAAGAACGTTGTGTACATCAGTTTAGAACTTAGCGAAGAACTGTGTTGTATGCGTTTAGATGCTATGCTCACAGGTATGGGCACCAAAGACGTTATGAAAAATAGCAGTGATGTTGAATTACGTGTAAAGATGGCAAGTAAGAAAGCAGGTCGTCTACAGGTTGTGCAAATGAAAAATGGTAGCACAGTAAATGACATCAAAGCATATTTGCGTGAGTATCAGATACAACATAACTTGCATGTTGATGCACTGTTGGTGGACTACTTGGATTTGATGATGCCAGTAACAGTAAAAGTAAATCCAAGTGACCAGTTTATCAAAGACAAGTTTGTTAGTGAAGAACTTAGAAACTTAGCAACTGAACTGGGCATATTGTTTGTTACAGCATCGCAGTTGAACAGAAGCGCAGTTGATGAAATAGAATTTGACCACAGCCACATTGCAGGTGGTATCAGTAAAATCAATACAGCAGATAACTTGATTGGTATCTTCAGCAGTAGGGCTATGCGTGAAAGAGGTAGGGTGCAAATACAGTTTATGAAGACACGTAGTAGTAGTGGTGTTGGCAGTAAACTGGACCTCAAGTTCAATATGGACAGTTTGAAAATTGAAGATTTGGACGAGGATGAACAAGAAGATGATGGCGCAGTAACCAGCATCTATCAAAAACTAAAAACAAAAAGCAGTGTAGCACCAGCAGGCGAAACTGTTACACAAAATAATTTGGATGCGGATCCACAAGTAGATGCAACAGATAGACTTAAAAATCTGTTGAGAAAGAGCGAGTAGTGATTAGGTTAGCAACTGATGAAGAACTAGTACACATTGAAAATGATCCAGTAAGACCACACCTTACCAAAGAATGGCGCACACGCAGCGGCAGAGAAGTGTATGTGCTAGAACGTGATGGAGAAATTGCAGCATGCATATGTGTAGCATACATGGATGAAGTACCACACAGTGAACATGATATGCGTTGGCCCGGAATGGACCATGCAGTATTTTACACAGTGTGGAGTTATCAAAAAGGAGCAGGTAGAGAAATTGTAAACGGAGTAGCTGAAAGAATCAAACAGCAAAGACCATGGATTAAACGTTTTGTAACACTAAGTCCACTAACTGAAATGGCACGTAAATTTCATCTCAGCAACGGCGCAAAATTTGTAGGCAAACATGCTACATGTCAAAACTTTGAATACTTTTTGTAACTGCTGAAGCAAAGGTGTTGTGGACCTTATCTTTATAATATGTATGATTCTGAACTGCATGTACTTAGAGTCAAATATATGAGCCTGTGGTGTGCCTGTGTTTTGTACTATGCATGCCATTGATGATTTTTGCTCTTATTGTTAAATGGATCCTATGTTGAGAATCAATTTGAACGCAATTGCCATAAGTGCTTGTCACCAATGCTCCAGCAACAATATTTACTAAATACTACTAAGATGAAGCGTAAAACGAGATCAATTTTGGAAGAAATAAATGCTATGTCACCTAAGCGTGACAAGAAGCATATTGTTGAGGCAAATGCCCAGCAAGTAATTGTTACTGCTATTAACTTGATCAATTTGATCAATGAAAGTTTTGATGTAGAGACGGCTGCTGATTTAAACAAACGTTTGATTAATAGCATTCGTACCAAAGATCCACGTAAGTTTCAAAGAGGTATTGGTAAGATAGATGAAAATAGCAGACATACTGGGCGGGACTAAAAAACGCAAAAAGCGTGGAAGCAGATTAGACAGAGTCAGAGGCAAAAGTCTACTCAGCAAAAAGAAGAGACGTCTTAAAAAAAGCAAGCTCAAAGAAGGCGGAAACATATTCCCCAACAGTGTGAGCTTTGATCACGAAAAAATTCCACTATTGATGAAAAGTGTAAACAGTGTGCTTGCTAAAACAGGCGCACCTGCAATTCCAATTGGCAGTGGTGCAACACCAACACCAGGCAAAGTCAGCGGAGACTTGGATATGATTGTTGATGTGGATCTACTGAGACAACACTTCAACATGGAAGATGCTAAAGATGCTGATATTAGAAAAAAACTAAGACAGTTGTTTGACCTAGCAGGATTTAACACAGGGCAAAGCGGAACTAGTGTACATGTTGAAGTTCCAGCTGGCGATCAGACACATCAAATTGATATTATGGTTGTAGCCAATGCACAAAATGCAGCCAAGTTTCACACACACAGTATTCCACAAGGAAGCAAGTGGAAAGGTGTAAACAAACAGATTGCACTAGCAAACATTGCCAAGAGCAAGAACATGTTGTGGTCACCTTATCAAGGATTGTTTAACAGAGATGCCAATGGTAAAAAAGCAGATCTAGTAACAAATGACATTGACGAAGTAGCACGTACACTATTAGGCCCAAATGCCACAGGAAAAGACATTGGCAGTGTGGAGCAAATACTAGCCGCATTGGGTAAAGAAGCAGGCGATGCACTACTTGCTGATCTTCGCAATGATCCAAATTGGAAAGAACTTGACTGATGAGAGCCAAACAATTTCTTAAAGAAGATTGGGTGTGTGGCAAGTGCTACAGCGATCCTTGTGTTTGCGAGGCACTTACCGAAGCCACACAAAAAGGCAGAGATTACAATCACCTAGAAGATTTAGTAACGTTTGAAGGCAGCAAAGGCGCACTACAAGCCGCCAGCATACTACAAAGACTAGGACAAGATTCAAAAGATGTGAGTATCAAATGGGACGGTAACCCTACACTGTTTTGGGGTCGTGAACCAGATGGTACTTTTGTAATGACAGGTAAAAATGGTTGGGGAAAGAATAAATCAACCAGCAGTGGTGCGCTAGCAGACTTTATAATGAATACTGGACAGGGCGAGGAATGGCGCAAAGACTTTGCTAGCGACATGGCAGGTGTATTTGATACCTTGGAAAGAAACACTCCTGCTGATATGCGTGGTTATGTGTATGGAGATTTATTGTACACACCTCGAAAACCTTTTGTGACTTCTGACAAAGGAATACAATTTACACCAAACAAAGTAACATACACAGTAGATCCTAAAAGTAAACTAGGACAGCGCATTGCCAATAGCAGTGTTGGTATTGTAGCACACACCTATCACGATGAGTTTGGTAGTAAACAAGGCACACCTATCAAAGACACAAACAGTGTAAACAGCAACGAAGTGGTGGTGTTAGGTCAAACATACGTAACACATCAACCCAAAGTTGATACAAGTGTAGTTCAAGATATAGTTAGTACGGCAAATGCGAACGCACAAATAATAGACAATTGGTTAGCGCCGGAGCAGGGGCTGAGTAGAAAAGATGCAATACTCTATAACTATGTTAACCAAATGACCAAGCAAGGTAAGTTAGCACAACTCAGGACAGGATTTTACGATTGGTTAAAAACCAGCAAGGTCAGCAAAGGACAGCAAGCAAAACTAATGGCAGGCGATGACAAAGGGTTAGATGCTATACTAGAGCTGGTTGTCAAAATACAAACAGCTAAAAATGATATCATTGATCAATTAGACAGTGCAGGTTCTGACGTAACAGCGACTACAAAAGGCGAGCGTGGCGGCGAAGGATATGTGGCTACTAGAGACAAAATCAAATTGGTACCACGTCATCGCTGGACACCAAACTAAGGTAAATACTAGTATGGAAAAGTATACAGCAAAACAATATGCAGAAATGGCAGGAGGTCACACAGTGAGCGAGGAAAAGAAAAGTCTTAATCTTGGATTCATTGGCAGTGAACTCACTGAAAGTAGAATGTTTAGAAGTAAAGGTCGTGTAGAAGGCACCAGCAATAGAGATATGGCTGATCTTGCCTTTATGAACTTGATAGCACTGTACATACTGTACAATGAGTATGATTTTGCTCCTGCTGCCAAAGGCTATGCAAAAAAGACCATGCAAAGTGGAAACTTTAACAATTTTAGAATTGGTGGCACTGATCTATACATGGCGCTGAACAGTCTTGCAAGCGGTACTAGCACTGCTAGAGATAAAGATCAAATGCAGCAAGCAAGAATTAATTTACCTGAAGTTAAAATTAAAAACTTTTTAAATCAAATGCGCAACGGTAGACCTATCACAGGCCCGCAAGTATTTTTTATGAATCTAGAGCGTGGATTGGATATTCAAAATTCTAACTATCGCAGTGTGCGTAGGCTAGCACAAGATTGGCCAAGATTAAACACCATGCAAAAGCAACTAGTGATCACTAGAATGTTACAGTATTTTAGAACCAATGCACTGCGTAGTGAACTGTACAGTTTTATCAGAGATATTGCTAGAAGTCAAGGTCTTGAAGTACGCAATGCACACAATGCAGAAAAGCCTAAGATGAGAGGCAGTGATACACTGGCTAGAGCCGCTGCAATGGCAGCTGCTGGCGCAGGTGGATTTGTTGCAGGTAGAGCGTTAGGAAAGTGGGCTGTAGGCGGTGATTAATTACACAGCTTACACACTGGTAGATATAACACAAACAAACGAATCTCGGATTAAAAAAAATAACACACAACAATATCTACAACAACAAAATTTAAACACATTGATACAATCTATAGGCATAAGAAGTCAGCCTGTTAGTCCCTCTATCTATACTTTAATGGCACAAGATATAGTTGAATATGGCTTTGGAACTCAGTATCAAGGACTACATACAGTATGGAGAATGGACTTTGGTATAGAGCATACGGATGTTTTTAGTTACAACAATAATAAATTCTATCATTTAATAAATGATACAGATGGTATAGCAATTGTGACCAAATTAGAAGAAACTGCTGAATTAAAAACCAAATGTTTTGAAACATCAGATGCTAGAAGAGTTAACTTACTATTTAAAAGAAACTATGATATGCTATAAATACAATATGAAAGGCACAACACTTAGGCACACTTTAGGCACCGTCAAAATTTTGTAACTTTTTGACCGTCAAATTTTATAGACCGTCAAAATTTTGAAACAGGATTTTAGACATTAAATATTATTAACAAGGCAAACATACTATAGAGGCACCCTGTTTTAACTAAGTCACTAGAAGTGACAGGAAAGCTGAACTATGTCAACCGAGACAACTTCGCTAGAGCGACAAAATTTAGAAGCCCATGTGGATCTTTGTGCAGAAAGGTACAAGGGATTGGAATCGCGATTGGATCGTGTGGAGAAAGCTGTGAGTGATCTTCACAAGGATATTAATGAGATGAGAGAAGAAAATCTCAAGATGCATCAAAGCAGCAACAGAATATTGCTGGGCGCCGCTGCGACAGTTGTTGCAGGTATACTATCAACTATTATTGTATTGTTGATGAATTAAACTTCCGTATAAATACACATATGAACTTACAAGAACTTGATACCACTACCGTGATTGAAGCTCAACTGGTTTGGGCTCGCAAAGGAAATAAAGTTTCCAAAAAATATCGTTGTTCTGTTGGACAACGAGCAGGTAGATTGGTGAGCAATCCAAGTCAGTGTAGTGCTCCTATTGATATCAAAAAACGGTTGACTCTCAGAAAGACTAAAGCAAGAATGGGCGCACGTATGGCACGTAAAGCACAGCGTACCAAAAAGTTTAATCCAGCAAGTAAGGCTGTACAAAGATTGAATAAGGTTGGCAAGAGATGAAAATATTTGAAGTAATCAGCGAAGACAAAAAAACATGGTACAAAGACGGTGTTGAAATGTGCAGCAAAGATTGCTGCGGTCAACCTGTGAGTGAATGCACATGCGGACCAGACTGCAAGCACTGCAACTGTTATGAAAAAAACAACAAAGTAGAAGAAAGCCCAGCTGGGTATGGAATGCGTGATGGCGATAGCATGGGAATGAGCAATGCCAGTAGACGTCAAGGACAAGCTGATGCAATTAATCAAACCAAACGAATGAACAATCTAGGTTCTGATCAAGGCAGAGAAGCAAACATCAGTGCTAGAGCGCAAAACAGACGCATCAACAGATTGAGTAAAAAAATATCCACAGGACTTCCACAACGTATTCTCAATCCACAACAAGCACAGGCACCGGAGCAACAGTCATGAGAGCAATGATTACCAAAGGTGGAATTCAAACCTGGATTAATTCCAGAGAAAATCAGTTTATCGAACAGTATTTTAAATCAGATGAACTGTTAGAAGCAGAAAATTTAAATGAACGTGAACGTTATATAGCACAGAATCTAGTGACTAGAGGTGTATTAGACAAAGACGTAAACGAAGGCAAAGCTAGTTACAAACTTAACATCAACAAAATGGCGAGGTAATCATGGATCACGAAACCAAAGCAATGTTTGATATTCTCAACAAACTGGATAAAGTAGACAAAACAACACGTATGGTTGCAGAAAATGCAGAACATGATGTTGAATTAAAAATGGCAATCACACAAAAAGTCAACGAAAACAGCATCAGCGTACAAAACTATCGCATAGACATTGTACTGCAAGAATTTGCTGGCAGACAAAAAAAGTTTTACAACATTGTAGAAGGTGATCTTATACTGCACAGAGAACTAGCACTGTTTGAAACAGCCATGGGTGTTGTTAAAAAACTCATGACAAACAAACACGGTGGCATCAACGATCTTGTTAATTTTGACAAAGAATATGCCAATAACCTGTATGAAGTTTACATGCACAACAGTAGAATTAAAACAGGTAAAATCAATGAAGATGTTGCTCAGGCCAAACTGGATAGAGCCAAGCAAAAGATGTACGAAGCAAAAAACAAAATATTAAAAAAACTATAAATACATTATATAGAACGGGAATAGAAACATGTATCTAAACGATTTAACAAGTGCCAAGCACAACGTAGAAAAACTAAATCGTATTCTAGCTGACAGTTTCAACCATGAGGTTGATCTATCAAGTATGAATATGGACAGTTTGAATCGTATGCTCAACACTACAGAAGCCAAAATGATGGCTATTAAAGAAAGCGATTTAAAATACTGGGAGAATCCACAGTACAACAAACTAGGACTCATCCAGCACCAACTTAAAACTTACATCAACGAAGTTGCTCCAACACGTACAGATGGCAAAAAAATGAAAGCCAAAACTGAAAGTGTTGTAATGGAAGACGAGCTAGAACAAGCAGAAGTGCTACTAGCAGCTCAAGAGCTGGTTGATGAACTACAAAAAATGGTAGAAGACATTGCAGAAATGCAAGTACAAAAACTAATGCCAATTGTAGACGCAATGAAAGAGCAAGTGGGCTTTGAACAAGCAGAAGCATATAACAATGCAGTTGATGCAGCACTAGGTGCTCTACTAGATCAAAGCAAATCAGCCAAAGAATCAGTTGAGAATGCTACACTAGCAGCCAGAGGAGAAGCACCTGCTACTCCAATGCCAACAGACATGGGCATGGACGCAGAAGATGACATGGATGTAGATGTAGACATGAGTGATGATTTTGAAGGCGATGATGCAGCCTCTGGTGAAGACAATGCAATTGGCAGAGAACTCAAAGGAGAAAGCGCACTGGCAGACATAGAGGGTCGTGCTTTAGCTGAAAAAAAGTTCCTAGAGAGTAAAGACAGGCTCTTTAAAATGGTTGAGAGTGGACAAATGTCTCAAGAACATTTTATTAACATAATCAGTGAATTCCAAGGTAGACCAGGTGAACTTGATCTTAGTAGACCTAAAGATGGAATTGGTTCAATTTATGATCCTAAAAAATATGCACCAAAGACACCATCACCAAATCCAACTAAGCCGCGTAGACCAGGTGAACTTGATCTTAGTAAACCTAGTAGACCTAAAGATGGAATTGGTTCAATTTATGATCCTAAAAAATATGCACCAACTAAGCCGCCCAAGCCGCGCTCAGATTTAGATATCTATGCAAAACCAACAAAACCAAAGACTAGACCAGACGGTACGCCTTTTAATACTATGGCTCCGCCGCCAACAGGACCAGGCGGTGACGAAGCATTACCTAGATCAAAGCCTCAGCTAGGAGTGGGGATGGTAG